CCGAAGCGGATTGTTCTTTGACGCATTGCGTATCATCGAACATTGCAAACCAAAAGTGGCTATTGCTGAGAACGTAAAGAATCTCACCAGTAAGAGCATGAGTTCTATATTCACTATCGTACTGGAAAGCCTGGATAATGCAGGTTATAACTGCTACTGGCAGGTTCTCAATAGCGCAGACTACGGTGTGCCACAAGGGAGAGAGAGAGTATTCATTGTTTCCATCCGTAAGGACGTGGATGACCACTCTTTCCGATTCCCTCCTGTTATTCCGCTTGAGATGTGCATGGGTGACCTCTTAGATGAGGAAGTCCCGGCAGAGTTCTATTTATCTGAGGAAAAGACCCAGAGCGTCATAAGACATGACAGCAATCATCCCGGTCATATCGCAGACAGGGGGGGGACGTGTCCAACCTTACTGTCAAGGGACTATAAAGACCCGAAGGTGGTGATTTGCCTATGAAGATAATTCAAGCAGCAGATTTGAACCACTACGGCAATGAACAGATGAACCGTATCTATTCGCCAGAAGGTCTTGCCCCTACACTGAAAACGGTTAGTGGGGGGGGGACGTGAGGTGAAAGTGCTGACAAACGGTAGATACAGAAAACTGACTCCGAAAGAATATTTTCGGTTAATGGGTTTTTCAGACTCAGACTATGAACTGCTTGCAATGAATGGTATCTCCAAAACACAGATTTACAAGATGGCAGGAAACTCCATCGTGGTTACAGTTCTGGAACACCTGTTCAAGCAGATTTACACACCAGGTACTCAGAGTATTGATTCTCTCAAGAAGAAATCTCTGGATATATTAAACACCTTATAAGGAGGATACTTAAAATGGCAAAGATTGGACTGAGTGAGGGTTTCACTCTTATTCCGAAGGGAACCCACGTTTTTAAGATTGTTGAGGTCAAGTACAAAGAGGACTTCGGCAAGATGGAGATTGTTATGCAGCTTGCTTCGGGTCAGAAGCACACTGAACGCTTCTCTCTGCTGAATGCAGACGGTGAGCCGAACCAGGGAGGTCTGAATGCTTTCAGTTACTTCGCAAAGACTGCACTGAATGACTACACTCTGACGGAGATTGACCATGAGGAACTTGTTGGTCACTATATCCGCTGTGAGGTAGACCACGAAGAGGTTGAGTCTAACAAGACTCCGGGCAAAATGCTCAAGTTCGTTCGCCTGGGTGATAAGGAGCCTGCGGATGGTTTTGACGAAGCGGAAGCCCCTACCCCGAAGAAGGAAAGCAAGCCTGCGGCTACTGCCCCGGCTGCTGCACCTGCTGAAAAGGCAAGCGGTAAGAAGTTCGACCTGGACAGCATTCTGGGTTAATTAAATGACCTGCGGAGAGGGAGAAGTGTAGCTTTGAACTCTCCAATGGTCTATATTCTATGAAGTTGAATGAAAGGATTGAAGATTATGAGTGAACGAGATAATCGTGTCAAGGCGTTTGAGAAGCTGATGAGGGGCGGGCTGTCCAGTATGGATGTGTTCTGTATGAAAAATCAGTTGATGGCAATGGGGTTCTTTACGGCTCCTGCTTCTACGAAGTACCACGGAAACTATGAGGGCGGGCTGTTTGACCATAGCTTTACAGTAACCTCTTCTCTGCTTTCTCTGACAAAGAGGATGGGTATGAACTGGAAGCGCAAGGCAAGCCCCTACATTGTGGGTATGCTCCATGACCTCTGTAAGTGTGATTCGTACATTCACAACCCGGATGGCACATACAGCTACAACCCCGACATTCTTCTGCCGGGACACGGTGACAAGTCCGTGATTCTGGCACAGAAGATTGTTGACCTCACAGATGAAGAAATGGCTTGTATCCGTTGGCACATGGGAGCCTTTGATGACAAAGAGAACTGGGATAAGTACGGAAAGTCCATTGAGAGATACCCGAACGTCCTGTGGACTCATACCGCTGACATGATGGCGGCACGAATTTTCAAGATTTAAGGAGGAACCAGAAATGATTATCACTGGCATGGCTCATTTTGAGAGCGTTTGCAAGAAGAAACTGGTTGACTGGTATCACGAGAACAAGCCGGGAGTAGAAATCGACTTGAGCAACGTCTTTGTAGTGTGGGCTTGTAAGACCTTGCAGAATTATAAGTGCCTTGCTTCCACCACTATCAGCGGTGACGGCATTTATGCGGAGTACACTTACAACGGTGACAAGCAGGAACTCTATGAGGATGTGTACGGCAAACTTACCAACACCTGCATTACTGAGGAATAAGGAGGATATGGAAATGGGATTCACTGAGATTCTGACGATTATTTTCATCGTCTTAAAGTTACTGGGAGTTATTACCTGGGCATGGTGGGTATGTCTGCTCCCGGAAATTATCGCAGGCGTTCTTTACGTCATTGTGGTAGTAGCACAGTTGGTGGCAATCTATAAGACTCACAAGAGTATCAAGAAACATTTCGATGAGTTCTAAGGAGGTGTAAGTCATGGTTGTAGCCATTGGAGTTGCCTGCTTTCTGGCAGGCTTGATTGTTGGTATCGGTGGTATTGCCGCTATTGCTATCAAGGCGGCAGGTGATGAGCAGAAAGCGCAGGAGGAAAAGTAACTATGACAGGCAAGGAATACCAGGCATTAGCCATTAGAACTTGCAGCATTCCCTACGATTGCAAGGCTGACCGTCTGTATCATGCAGTGTTCGGTCTGAACAGCGAAGCGGGAGAAGTTGCGGGTATCTTACAGAAGAAGTACCAGGGACATGAAGTGAACCTTGAACATATGGAAAAGGAACTGGGAGATTGTCTCTGGATGATTGCGGAAGCGTGTGACGCACTGGGTACGGACATTGATACGGTCATGCAGATGAACATTGACAAGCTGAAAGCCCGTTACCCAGAGGGCTTTACGGTGGAGAACTCCCTTCATCGTAAGGTAGGCGATATTTAATGAACTTCCACAATATCACGCATGATGATATGAACAACGGTGACGGGTTACGGGTAGTTCTCTGGGTAGCAGGGTGCGAACACCACTGTAAGAACTGCCAAAACCCTATCACTTGGGATTTCACAGACGGGGTTGAGTTTGACAAAGCAGCTTTCCATGAAATCTGCACGGAGTTGAGCAAGCCTTATATCAGCGGTCTTACCCTTTCCGGGGGTGACCCGCTGCACCCCGTCAATCGTTGTCAGATTTTATGGCTTGTGAAGAAGGTCAAACAGTTCTTCCCCCACAAGACTATCTGGCTCTATACCGGGTACACATGGGAAGAGATAAATTCTAACTACTTCTATTGCAGAGCAATTCTGGACTACATTGACGTTCTGGTGGACGGACGTTTTGAAGAAGATTTGAAGGATGTGGGCTATCATTGGGCAGGTTCCACCAACCAGAGAGTTATCAATGTCCCGCAGTCCTTAAAGGAAGGGAGGGTTATACTCCATGAAAGTAATTAAGAAGGACGGCACGATTGAGCAGTTTGACGGTCAGAAGATTGTCAATGCAGTCAGTAAGTCTGCCGCCCGTGCAATGATTGAGTTGGACGATACCCAGTACCATGAGATTGTATCTAAGGTTATGACTATCGTCACTGAGCGTTTCCCAGAACAGGTTCACGTTGCGGATATGCACAACATTGTGGAGCAGGTTCTTGATGAGGTCAACCCGAAGATTGCGAAGTCTTACAGGGATTACCGAAACTTCAAGAAGGATTTCGTTCACATTATGGATGAGGTCTATCAGAAATCTCAGTCCATTCGTTTTCTGGGTGATAAGGAGAACGCAAACACGGACTCTACCTTGGTTGCCACGAAGCGTTGTCTGATTTTCAACGAACTGAATAAGCGGCTGTACCGCAAGTTCTTTATGACCAATGATGAGTTGCAGGCTTGCAAGGACGGATACATTTATATCCATGACCAGTCAGCCCGTCTTGACACTATGAACTGCTGCCTGTGTGACATATCTTCCATTATGAGCGGCGGCTTTGAGATGGGAAACGTCTGGTACAATGAGCCGAAAACCCTTGATACTGCTTTTGACGTTTTGGGTGATATTATCCTGGCTACTGCTTCACAGCAGTACGGTGGCTTCACTGTCCCGGAGGTGGACAAGATTCTGGCTCCGTATGCAGAGAAGTCCTACAAGAAGTACTGCGCTGAGTACATGGAAATCCGCAATCAGCAGACCTTCACCCAGGACGTAAAGGACTGGGCTATGAGCAAGGTGCAGCGTGATTTTGAACAGGGCTTCCAGGGTATTGAGATGAAGCTGAACACTGTGGGTTCCTCCCGTGGCGATTATCCGTTCATCACTATGACCTTTGGACTGGCTACTGATGTGTTCGGTAAGATGGCAAGCAAGACTTTCCTCAAGGTTCACATGGAGGGTGAGGGTAAGCCGGGATTCAAGAAGCCTGTACTGTTCCCGAAACTGGTTTTCCTCTATGACGAAAACCTTCACGGTGAAGGTGGCTTCAATGAGGATGTGTTTGAAGCAGGTATTGATTGCAGTAGCAAGACTATGTATCCCGACTGGCTGTCTCTTACGGGTGACGGTTATGTGGCTGAGATGTACAAAAAGTACGGTAGAGTAATAAGCCCTATGGGTTGCCGTGCATTCCTCTCTCCGTGGTTTGAGCGTGGCGGTATGAAGCCTGCGGACGCAGATGACAAGCCTGTATTTGTGGGACGCTTCAATGTCGGTGCAGTTTCTCTGCACCTACCTATGATTCTGGCAAAAGCCAGAGCCGAAAGCCGTGACTTCTATGAAGTTCTGGACTACTACCTGGAAATGATTAGAGGGGTTCACAAGCGTACCTATGAGTACCTGGGTGAGATGAAAGCAAGCACCAACCCTATCATGTACTGTGAGGGTGGCGTATATGGAGGTCACCTCAAGCCGTCTGACAAAATCAAGCCCCTGCTGAAACCTATGACAGCTTCCTTCGGTATTACAGCACTGAATGAGTTGCAGCGGCTCTACAACGGCAAGTCCATTGCAGAGGACGGAGAGTTTGCCCTGGAAGTCATGCAGCATATCAACCAGAAGGTTACGGAGTTCA